GTCATCGGTCCCACCATCGCAGAGGCCGACACCGCAACAGTGACCGGCATCCTCGGCAACAGCGGCACCCTTAAGCGTGTGCTGCTGTCGTTCAATGCCAAGATCGCCAACAGCACTGGCAGTTACAGCTTTTACGAAGTGCAGACCCAAGCATCTGCGACCTACACGTTCACAACACCAGATCGGAGCTATGTGTTCCGCACGGATGGCATCCTGAACTTTGGGTCGTTCCCTGGCGTCAGTAGCTATGTGGCGTGAGCAGGCCATGTTGCACGCCAAGCAGCAGGACCCAAAGGAGTCGTGCGGGCTGCTGGTGCAACTGGATGACTTGACGTATTGGCCCTGCGCAAACCTCGCCAACAGCGGGCAGGAGTTTGTGCTCAACCCCCTGGACTACGCAGCAGCAGAGGATGCCGGTGTGGTGTTGGCCGTCATCCATAGCCACCCTGGTGGACCACTGGAGCCGTCTAGAATGGACATCAGAGGCATCAAGTTGAGCGGCCTTAGCTGGTTTATCCTTGATCCACGCACCGAGCAATGGTCTGATGAATACCATCCGAGTGTATGGGCCGCTAGCTGAGTTCCTCGGGCGCCGCGTTTTTGAAGCTGTTGTCGATACTGCCATCGAGGCGTTGCGATTCCTTAATGCCAACTTCCCTGGGTTGCGCCAACACCTAGCGAATCAGCGATACTGCATTGCGGTTGGCGACCATCTGTTGAGTGCTGACGAGCTGAGCCATCCGATCGGGCGCCAAGAGCTGCGGATCATCCCTGCGTTCAGTGGGGAGCTAGAAGCAGGTCTGGGTTTGCTTATCGATGGGCTCAGCACAGCGGCTAACACTCTCGCTCAAGCAGCTCCAATCTTGTTAGGCATTGGCCTGTCCGTCGGCCTTTCATACCTATCAAGCCAACTGCAGAGCAAGACGCCGCAGGTTGGCGTGTCGGCGTCATCCAGCACGCAGAACGACCCGCGGTCTAACTTCAGCTTCAGCGGTGTGCAGAACACCGCAAGGGCTGGCGTACCGGTGCCGATCGTATATGGCGAGGTGATCGTCGGATCGGTTGTTGTCAGTGCCGGCATTGATACCGTGCAGGTGAAGGCATGACGCTGCAATCGACGCAATATACCCAGATCGTTGACCTGATCAGCGAAGGCGAAATCGAAGGATTGGTCAATGGCGAGCAGTCGATCTTCCTGGACAACACGCCGCTGCGTGATGCTGGCAATCGCCTGAACTTCCAAGGTGTCGAGGTAGACGCAACTGCCAAGGGCACACAGGCTCAATCGCCGCTGAAGTATGGCGACACCATCTCAGAAGAGCGAACGGTTGGCGTCACCGTTGACCAAGCCAATCCGGTGGTGCGCACCATTGCGGACAACAACGTTGATGCAGTGCGGATCACACTGCAGTTCCCGGTGCTGTATAGCGACAGCGGCAACAAGGGGACAAAGGTGCAGATCCAGATCTCTAGGCGCTACAGCGGCGGATCGTATGAAGTCATTCACAATGACATCGTCAACGGCAAATCACTGGACCCGTATAACCGCGACTATCAGATCGATCTAGACGGCGCGTTTCCGGTTGACATCAAAGTCACTCGCGTTACCGCCAACTCAACCAGCTCCAAGGTGCAGGATAAGTTCAACTGGGCGTCGTACACCAAGATCATCTATGGCAGGCTGCGGTATCCCAACAGCGCTGTCATCGGCCTGCGGCTGGATGCAAAGCAGATCGGCAGCATCCCTAAGCGCAGCTACCGCATCCGTGGCATCAAGGTGTCGATCCCTGATGGCATCACCGTTGACCCTGGTACCGGGCGGATCGTTTATCCGGCTGGCTTTGTATGGAGCGGCAATTTCAGCGCAACCAAGCAATGGACCAATGACCCTGCATGGGTGCTATGGGATCTGCTGGTCAACAGCCGCTATGGGTTCGGTGATCACATCCAAGCATCGCAACTGGATAAGTTTTCATTCTTCACCGCGTCGCAGTATTGCAGCGCGTTGGTACCGGATGGCCTTGGTGGCACTGAGCCGCGATTCTCCTGCAATGTCAACATCCAATCAGCAGACGATGCCTACAAGCTGATCAGTGACATGTGCTCGGTCTTTCGGGCAATGCCGTATTGGTCCGAGGGTGCGCTCAGCATCGCGCAGGATGCACCGGACACCGTCGCGCATTTGTTCACGCTGGCCAACGTGACTCAAGACGGATTCTCGTATCAGGGCAGCAGCCTGAAGGGCAGGCCGACCGTTGCGATCGTGTCCTATTTCGACATGGACACCCGCGACATCGCGCAAGAGGTGATCGAGGACCAGGACGGCATCCAGCGGTATGGCATCCAAACGGCTGAGATCCAGGCGTTTGCCTGCACCAGCCGCGGGCAAGCGCATCGACTGGGCGAATGGCTGCTGTATTCCAACCGGTACGAGACCGAGGTCATCACGTTCAGTGCATCGCTTGATGCTGGCGTGGTGCTTATACCTGGGCAGATCGTTGAGGTGTCCGATCCAACCAGAAGCGGTCAGCGTCGCGGTGGGCGCATCACATCCGCAACGACAACAGCGATCACCGTTGACAGCGCCACTGGCTTGGCGCTCGGGACCAGCCCGACGCTATCGGTGATCCTGCCGACCGGTGCGGTTGAATCCAGAACGGTATCATCCATTGTCGGCAGTGTGATCACGGTCAGCAGCGCGTACTCGACGGCGCCCAACGCCAACAGCATCTGGCTGTATCAGACCGAGGATCTGGAGGCATCAACCTGGCGGATCGTCAGTATTGCCGAGTCAGAGCAGGCTGTCTACACCATCAGCGCAGTCGCCTACAACAGCAGCAAATACGACTACATCGAGCGGGATGTGCCGCTGCAGTTCCGGGACATCACCAACCTGAACGAGGTGCCATCTGCTCCTAGCGGGCTGACGTTGCAGGAGCGTGTCTTTGAGAGCAACGGCATTGTCTTGGCTCAGTTGCAGGTGGCATGGTCAGCGGTGACCGGCATTGATATCTACCGAGTGCGCTGGCGCGTTGATGATGGCAACTGGGTCGAGACGGATCAGGAGACCGTCGCGTACGACATCGACATCGCCGTCGCTGGCCTGTATCAGGTTGAGGTCTACAGCGTCGATCCGGTCAACCGGCGGCTGTCGGCAACAGCAGCGATCGGATCGGTCGAGGCAGTGGGCAAGACCGCCGCACCTGCATCACCGACTGGACTGAGCCTAGTGGCAATCGACGAAGCGTCAGCAGTCATCAGTTGGGATCGCAGCACCGAGCTGGACGTGATCCTGAACGGCAAAGTGCTGATCCGTCATCAACCGGTACTGACCGGCGCAGCATGGGAGAGCGCGCAGGAGATCGTGGCCGCAGCAGCTGGTGGCCAGACCCAGAAGCAGGTGCCATTGCTGGAGGGCACCTATCTGCTCAAGTTCGAGGATGACACCGGCAACCGCAGCGTCACGGCAGCATCCATCATCGTTGACCTGCCGACACCACTGCCGCGGCTGCTGGTGCAGACCTACACGCATCCGCCATTCACCGGCACGTTCGTCGATACGTTCTTCTTTGAAGCAGTAACCGGCGACGGACTGTCGATCGCTAATGAGACCTACATCGACGACATGGCGCTAGACGGGGACTGGGACGCGCTGGATTCAATCGACAACATCGGCGGCGCACTTGAGACCGGCGAGTACCTGTTCAACCAGACGCTTGACTTGAATCAGGTGTATGACGTGAATGTCAGGCGAACTCTTGAGTTCTACACGTTCATCGCTGGTGCGTTGTGGGAAGACAGGACCGGCGACATCGACACATGGAACACTATCGACGACTTGGGCGATCGCACCAATGCGCTGATGTACGTTCGCACCACGACCGACAACCCATCAGGATCGCCGACATGGGGCGATTGGCGGGAGTTTGCCAATGCGACGGTGCGCGGCCGTGGCCTCCAGTTCAAGGTGGTGCTCAGCACAACTGATGCGACGCAGGTGCCGGTTGTCACTAATGCCAGTGTTGCCGTCGAGATGCAGCAGCGTGCCGAGATCTCAGACGTAAGCGACACACTGAACACAGCAGCCGAGATCCAGGCTGGCAGGGACTACACCATCGTGAGCGCGGGGACGACCAACTTCACACTGATCGGCGCGGCCAACAACAACCCTGGCACCAAGTTCACCGCAACTGGACCGGGCACCGGCACCGGCACTGCTGCTGGACCGTTCCTGATCGACTTCGTTGACAACTTCTACCAGTCGCCTACGATGGGGATCACCATCTTCAACGCAGATAGCGGCGACTACTATACACTGGATACGCTATCCCGGACTGGCGTTGATCTTGTGATCCAGGACAACAGCGACAAGCCAGTCGCACGCAACTTCCAATACACCGCCGTCGGTTACGGCAAGGAGATCACCTAATGGCGCAACACGACTACGACATCGCCAACCAAGCCGGCGCTGCGTTTCGCTCAGACCTGAACAATGCGCTGTCGGCGATTGCGACCAACAACAGCGGAACCACGGCACCATCGACGACGTTCGCCTACCAGTGGCACGTTGACACCGATGCACCGGCAACGCTGTACATCCGCAACGGCGCCAATAGTGCCTACATCGAGGTCGGTGATGCAACGCTTGATAACCTTGGCCTTATGAAGGTCAGGCGCGCCACTGCTCAGGCATCCACGTCTGGCACGGCGATCACGTTTGGCAGCATCCCAAGTTGGGCCAACCGGATCACCATGATGCTCTATGGCGTCAGCACTAACGGCAGCAATGAGCTAATCGTTCAGCTTGGCACCGCTAGCGGTTTTGTCACAAGCGGTTACAACTCCAACTCGGAGGCAGTGACAGGGACAGTCAGCCAATACAGCAGCGCTGGCTTTCTTTTGCAACCTGGAAATGCCAGCACATATCTGAACTCAGGCATAGTGCACATGATCAGGGTTGACGGCAACAATTGGGTTTACACGTCAAACATAAAACGCGCTGCGGTTTCTGGCACCACGGTCAGCACCTATGGTGCCGGTGATGCCACCCTTGGTGCAGTGTTGACACAAGTGCGGTTGACTAGCACTAACACGCCAGACACCTTCGACGCTGGTACGGTTAACATAGTGTACGAGTCCTGATAGCACATGGCCGACCGTAAGATCTCTGACCTGACAGCGCTTACGGCGCCTGCTGCAGGCGACTACCTGCCGATCGTTGACATCAGCGAGGCATCAGCCGCCAACAAGAACAAGCGCATCACGATCGAAGAACTGCTCCGCGGCGCACCTGATGGCACCGCGGCAGCACCCAGCATCGGCTTTGAGAGCGACCCCAACACCGGCATCTACCGACCCGGTGCAGACCAGCTTGCGATCAGCACGGGCGGCACGGCGCGGTTGTTTGTTGACTCCGCAGGCAACGTAGGGGTGGGCACTACGAGCCCTAGCGTTGCCCTTGATGTTGTTGGCCAAGTCAAAGCCTCGGTACTCTTTAACGTAAATGGTGAGGGTTTTATACGGGGTGACACGGCTGGACAGCTTCAAATCCAGGCTGGAACAAGCGGTGTCATGTTCCGGAATTATGCAAACAACACAGAGCAAGCCCGCATCGACAGCTCCGGTCGCCTGTTAGTTGGCACGTCTTCGAGCGCTAGCGTTGGTAGCAACGCGCCATATTCGCTCCTTCAAGTAAAAGGCAATTCATTCAGCTCGTCTGGTCCTGGTCTCATCAATCTTCAGCGTGGCGAGGCGCCAACCGCGATTACATCTGGCGAGGAAATAGGAAAGATTGTCTTCTCTGCAAACGACGGTAGCGAGTTTGCAATTATCGAAACGCTGGCCGACGCAAATGCCGGATCGAGCGACTATCCCGGCCGCCTAGTGTTCTCCACTACGGCCGATGGGGCGTCTTCTCCGACGGAGAGGATGAGGATTAGCAGCGACGGGCGTATTGATTCTTTTACAAGTGGTCAAGGTTTCCAAAGCCGTTCAACCAGTGCGGCTGGTACAACCAATTCGCTTTTTGAAGGACGGCGATCTGCCACTAGCACCACTGATGGAACCACTACTTTTATTGTTTATTCAAATGGCGACGTACAAAACACCAACGGAAGTTACACCACGATTTCCGATGCCAAGCTGAAAGAAAACATTGTTGATGCAAGTTCGCAGTGGAACGATCTGAAAGCGATTCAGATCCGCAACTGGAACTTTAAAGAAGAAACCGGCCATCAAACTCATCGTCAAATTGGCCCGATTGCCCAAGAGCTTGAACAGGTTTGTCCTAATCTTGTATTTGAGATTCTTGACCGCGATGAAAACGGCAACGAAACAGGCGAGGCTACGAAGGGCGTCAATCAGTCAGTCCTTTACATGAAGGCAGTCAAGGCGCTTCAAGAAGCAATGGAGCGCATCGAAACCCTCGAAGCCAAAGTTGCAGCCCTTGAGGCCGCGTAGGCCTACTCACTTCTATGTCTGACAAGAAATCAACTAAGAAAATCGAGCGCTACAAGCTTGACGCAGCCTTCGTCTCCCTAGCGGATTACGACGTAACCACCAAGGGCGATGATTTCATGGAGGTTTCCATGTGGCACAACGGCGAAGGTTTTGATGTCAACCTCAACAGCAATGGCGAACAACGCTTTTGTCTGACATGGGGTCAATACAAAGCGCTCAAAACTCTCGTGAAAGAGTTGGACAACTAAGCCGAGTAGTCACCTTCTCTACTAACCACCACGCCCACTAGCCATGTCCGACACCGTTTTCACCTGGCACATTGCTCAACTGGAGCGCGAGACCGCTGACGGTTACGTCTTCACGGCTCACTACACCATCGATGCCAACGACGGCACCTACAAGGCCGGCGCCTATGGCTCGATCGGCTTTGAGCGGCCCGAGGAGGACATGATCCCTTTCGCTGATCTCACTGAGGAGATCGTCGTCGGGTGGGTCAAAGACCGGCTGGATGTCGATCAGATTGAAGCTGCGCTGCAAAGCCAGCTCGACGAGCAGCGCCATCCCAGCAAGGCCAGCGGCCTACCTTGGGCTGCGTAGACTAGTGGCATGATCGAGCTGATCGCTGCTATTGCTGGGGCATCCATCAGCGTGGCGGCTATGGGCGCCATGGGGTTCAGCCGTCGCAACGATGAAGCCCGTGAGGCAGTGATCAGGCTCACCGCTGCAGTGGAGCACATCGCCACGCAGCTTGAGGTCATGCACACCGACATCCGCACCGATCGCCAGGAGACGTTCAAGCGGCTCAATGGCGTCGAGCAGCGCGTCGCTACGCTTGAGGCACGACCACACCGCTGACCATGGACGCCCAGACCGTTGCCGTTGTCGCCATTGTCCTTGCTGCTGGCAGTGAGATCATCGCGCTGACGCCGCTCAAGTCCAATAGCTGGATTCAGCTTTTGCTGCAGGCTCTCAAGTTGATGTTCCCCAAGCGTGGCTAAAGCACCGATCAAACCCAGCGACCTGTTCCGGTACTGGAAGGCGCTGCCACATCAGCAGGCGGCGATCGTTGAATTGGAAGCTGAACTGTTAAAGGTTGCGCCTGATTTGTTTAATAGGGATCAGCCGTGGTTCCAGGCATGGAGCCAAGGCGGTAAGGTGCACAGTTATGACGCAGCCGTCAAGCTGATCAAAGAGTTCGAGGGCTGCCATCTGTCGGCCTATCCCGATCCGCTCAGCGGCGGCGAACCATGGACCATTGGATATGGCACCACCAGATACAGCGATGGCCGCAAGGTGCAGCGCGGCGACAAGATCACCGTCATCGACGCCGGCAAGCTGCTGGACCTTGAGATCGAGCGTGTCGCCGAGAAGTTGCGGGCGACTGTGCCGTTCTGGAATGCCATGACCGGCGACAAGCAGTCTGCGCTGATCAGCTTCGCCTACAACCTAGGTAGCGGGTTCTACGGCACCACCGGATTCGAGACGATCAGCAAGTGCCTGAAGGACAAGGACTGGGCAGCGGTGCCCGAGGCGCTGCTGCTGTACCGCAACCCTGGCACCAATGTCGAGGCGGGCCTATTGCGCCGACGCCAGGCTGAGGGCCGGCTGTGGGGCGTTGAGCAGCAAACCGCCAAGCTGACACCGAGCAGCCCGTTCACAGCACGGATCACGCCACACATCACCCTAGGCGAGTTTGCACTGGGTCAGGAGGCGCGGCGCTTCGACCACCAGCATCAAGTGGACACCGCAGCCGAGCTGGCGGCGTTCCTTGAGCGGGCACGCGGCGCGTTCGGCGGCAAGCCAGTGGTGATCACCAGCGGCTACAGACCAGCAGCGATCAACCGCTCGGTTGGCGGTGCCAGCAGCAGCGAGCACCTATATAACGCGCCAAGCGTCGGTGCAGTTGACTTCTACATCCAAGGCGCCGACATCAACGCAGTCCAGGCATGGTGCGACAAGAATTGGCCATACAGCATTGGATACGGTGCACCTAAAGGGTTCGTGCACCTTGGCGTCCGCAAAGGCCGACCTCGCGTGCGCTGGGATTATTGATGCGGCAGTACGTCCTAGAGATCGAGTACACCATCGTCGTTGAGAGTGACAACGATGATCCGGGAGAGGTGTCGGACGACTTTGCAGCGCGGCTCACTGAGTTAGCGCCGTCCAACGATCACATCCTGGGGTTAAGTCTTCAGGTGCTACCAATCCCCGAATTGCGTGGATCACTCGATTGATGGCTCGAATCTCGTTTCTAAGCGCAGTGCAAAGCATCAATTCAGGCAGCAGATCTTTGAGGCATGGGGTCATCAGTGCGCATACTGCAGCGCGCTAGCCGACACACTGGACCACGTCAAGCCACGCCATAAAGGCGGCGCTACAGTTACAACGAATCTGGTGCCAGCGTGCCGCAATTGCAACCGCAGGAAAGGCAGTGAGGAATGGCGCGAGTGGTTCAGCCGTCAGGACTCATGGACTGTTGATCGCGTATTAAAGATTCAGGATTGGTTGATTGATTCAACATCTGATGATAGAAAATAAGCGCTTGCCAGTCTTGCGCATGATCACGGCACATACCGTTGATACAGACGCGCCACATGTCACCGTGACGCTTGATCGTTGGTTCCAAGGGGCGTGTCCGTCAGGGGGTTGCTCATCAGCATACGGATGCGACCGACGCCGCGCTTATAGATGTCGTACAGAGCAGTCTTCGAAATGCCATACTCGCGTTCAAGCTGCGCCCATGTGACGGCTGGATAGCACGACCGCGCTTCAATAACTGCTTTGGTTCTATCGTCTAGGTACTGGTCAACGTAACGCAGCATGATTTGCACATCTTGGCTGATGTCATTGTCAACCACATTGGGGTCGGCAATGGTGTCAACAATGCTGTGGCCTTCTGAATTGTTGACCTGTTGGTCGATGCTGGTAACGGTGTAGGTTTGCCGGAGCAAATTGGATAGCTCGCCAGGATCCATGTCGATCTCTTCTGCCACTCTGGTGATGCTCGGTTGGTAACCGAGCTGGTGGCTGAGATGCTGGATCGTGCGGTTGATCTTATACATCGTCTCGTGCACACCGATCGGCAGCCGGATGATGGCATCGCTGCTGATCAGTGCGCGCGTGATGCCTTGGCGGATCCACCAATAGGCGTAGGTTGAGAACTTGTAGCCGCGGCTCGGGTCAAACAGCTCAACAGCACGCGCTAGGCCGATGTTGCCTTCCTGGATCAGGTCGAGTAGCTCCATGGTCTTGTTGTTGCGCTTGTCGTACCTGCGGGCGACATGCACGACCAGTTGCAAGTTGCACTGGATGAACCGCTGGCGGGCGCGTTCACCGCTGCGCTTCTCACGCTGTTCGGCATTGGTCAGCGGGCGATCCAGTGATTGCAGTTCACGCAACCGTTGCACACGTCTGCCGAGTTGTATCTCTTGCTGCGGTGTCAACAGTGGATACTTGGCGATACTGTTGAGATAGTCCTTGATGCTGTCAGACATGATGAATCCGTTAGTTCAGACAATGGAAGCACAATTTCACGGCGCAGCCAATGCCCAAATCTTGCGTGAGCTACATGCAGCAAAGGACTACAACGCACTGCTGGAATATGCACTGTTGCTGGCTGAGCAAGAGGCCAGCCAGCGATCACAGATCAAGTGGTTAATCGCTGAGGCGATGCGCTCATGCAGCGTTGAACCGTGGCATCTGGCTGCGGCTGCTGAACTGCTTGGAGGCCGCGACTAGTTGGTCGTTGTTGTAGCTGCCAATCAGCGCGTAGCTCAGTGCCGGGCGTTGGCTCATGCGGAAGAATACCATCTGTCCGATCTTCAACCCTGGGTAGATCGGCAGCGGTTGCAACTGGCGGGCATTCTTCAGCTCCAGCGTTAGCGCGCTGCCATGCCAACCTGGATCGGCATAGCCGGCGTGCAGGTTCTCATAGCCCTCGCGTGCGCGGCTTGACTTCAGGAAGAACAACCCGGCGACATCCTCCGGCATGACGAACGTTTCGATGGTCTGCGCAAGGATGAACTGCCCTGGCACTAACTGATATGGATGCTCGGCGGTGTAGTCCTTGATCGACAGTGGAATCATCTGGTGCGACTCCACCGATTCAAGCATGATCAGATTGCCAAGTCGCAGGTCCAAGCTGGCAGGGTTGATCAGCTCTTGCTGGTGATGCTGCACCATGCCCTGCTGAATCAGGTCGTGGATCTCGGTGTCACAAAGGATCATTGTTGCGGATAGCGATGATGTACTTTTTATTGGACCACTGCAATAGGCAGCGCGGCACCTGCACTTCGGCTGGTTGCTGCGTGTACCACCGATGATCGCAAGCTCTGCAGTGGCGACGCCTAACGATAGTGCCATCGTCAAGTTGATTGGTCATGACGATATATGTCTGCCTAGAGGTGCAGCTAGGGCATTGAACTTGAATCGCGGGCATCTTCTAGATCCTGTG